GGGTGGTCTGGGTGGTCTGGGTGGTCTGGGTGGTCATCGTGTCGCCCTCCTTGGCGTGGTTGGTTATATCCAATAAGGTACAGTAGCACACGTATATTGGGGGTCAATAGTTAATCTGCAATTAACTGCAATTAATTTTAGAGGTAAGCCCCGTCCGCCTAAAAGACCTCCACCCCCGTGCGCTCATCGGTGACGCTGGCATGTACCGTGTTTTCCCACTCCACTTCCTCCCGGGCAACCTTAAGGGCGGCCTCAACCGTGGCGTAGGTGGTGGTAATAATCTCACCGGGGTCGCGGTACAAGACGTTGAGGGTAAAAGGTAACTGGGGAATGCTTCTGATGGTCATGGGTCTATTCCTTCCTTGGGGGTGGCCGCTACTAGCGGGCAATAGCTTGGGCTAGGTGCTTAAAGTAGTCAAACACGTTGCCATTTACGAAGTCAATTTTAACTAGGTTGTGCTTGATTGCCTTCTGTTCGTGCGCGGGGGCGGCTGCAATAGCGGCCACCAAAATTTCTAAGGTCATGTAGTTGGTCCCGCTCGGGCCTTCTACTTCAAGGGCCATATCAAGGGACTGGCCTTTTTCTTCAATCAGGGTGGTTAGGTAGGTCTTGGTATTCATGGTGCCCTCCGTGGCGTTGTTCACCATTATAGATTAACACAACCACACCCGCCGTCAATAGATAATTTGCAATTAATTGCAAATAATCTACACGCCCCGGTAGTCGGGAGTCTTCAACGCCCCACCCCTTTTACGAGCGCGGGGGTGGTCTCCAAACGCCGCCCCCCCTTTTTTTAGTAAAAGCCGGTCTGCAGCGTATCTAATCCAGTGGTCATCTATTTCGATTCCTATTGAACGGCGTCCTAATTTTGATGCGGCAGATAGTGTTGCGCCAGAGCCTGAAAAAGCATCAAGCACAACGTCACCTTTATAAGAGCTTGTCGTAATTATTAGTTCGAGTAAGTCGGCTGGCTTTTCCGCAGGGTGCTTGCCTTTGTACTGGCGCACATTGATATGGTTCCAAGCATCGACATAATAGTCAGTCGGATCAATGTCGAAGGGACGAACAACGTCTTCATATGCGGGCATTAGTTGAATATGGCTTGTGCCAATAAATGCCTCACAAATTTTTTCGTATTGGGCAGGACTGGGAATATTCCTACCTGTCTCCCAATTAGAAACAGCCCCACCATTGTTGACCTTGCCATAAGCGCCAGCAAGTTCGGTTAACTCGTTTGCCGTCATTTCGCATTTTAACCGACATTGTTTTAAGAAGTGCCCGAGCGGGCTTCGTTTAAGGTTGCCCTCAACAGCAGGCGTGCAGAAAATAATACGTTCGCTGTGTGGATACCAACGGCGCAATGAAGTTTTCTTCATTTTCTGTTTCCAGCCGTCGTAGCCGGGTTCATTTGGCTTTGTCCATGTAACGATGTTGTGCATATTCATCAGCTCATTCAACCGAACATACAAAAAAGGCGCCATGTCTGATGAACAAAAAAGGTATAGAGAACCGTTTGGACGAAGAATTCTCTTCCATTCAACTGCGTATTGAGCAATCCAATCGATAAATGCAGTGTCGTCTATAAAATCTGCGTCACCATAAATGTTCTTCTTCTTTGTGGAATGGTATGGAGGGTCAGTCAGCACTAAATCGATGGAATTATCATCGATCAACTTTAAAATCTCTAACGAGTCTCCATGCAGTAAAGCAGAGTCATCCGTTTCACAAAATTTATAATTTTTTGTAGCTGCAATTATTTTCGCAAAACTTCGTTTCCGATTTTTCGGATACACGTCGTTTTTGTTTGATGGTATTTGCATGTGCGGTCTCTGTTTTTATACAATCTCTTTATTCGGTTTCACCCGCACCCTTTTAAAAGTCTTGGATAGAGGTTCTATGCCGCTGGTCTCGCGGTTTCTTCGCAACTTCTTGGGTGGAGGGAAGTTACTAGGCTGATGCCCTTGGCTTACTTTCTAAATCATAACGGCCATTCGCGAAGCCGTGACGGTATGATGCAGAGCGGTTCTTAGACGGGGCAGGGCTGTCCCGGTTTTTGGCCATCAGTGTAGCCAGCCAGCATGTCAGTGTTCGCGGCTATCTTCGCCCAGCGTTGCATCGTCTCTTCGGGCACCCCGGCTTTGAGGAACGCCTTGAACTCGTCAATTTCATGCTGTGTCATGTTGTGATTCCTTTTCCTGTCAAGTGTGTGGCCATATCAAACCTTTGCTTTGTAAACCTTGATAGTGGTTTCGTGGGTGCGTGCCAGTGATAAAATACCCATAGGTTCCTCTCTGTGTTAGTCCTTGGTGGGCCCGGCAGGACTCGAACCTGCAACCAGACCGTTATGAGCGGTCGGCTCTAACCAATTGAGCTACGGGCCCTTATTAAAAGTTACGCTCCAATTGTCCTATAGTACCCGGGAGACGTAACCCGCAGGGTTCCTGAACCCCGCGATAACACCGTCAACCCTGCACCGGTATAGAATAGGCAGGCCTCGTTACAGACCTCCAGCTTACCCTCCGGTATCACGGCGTCAACCGGCATCTTCCAATTACTAGAGTCAGCAACAAGGTTAAAAGACTCCTGCAATTCCGCCTTCTTGGCGTCGGTGTAGTATCCAGAAAAAGTCATCTCAAGCCCTCCATGGCGTGTGTCTAGGGTTAAATATTAGACCAGCGTGCAATTAACGTCAATGGTTATTCTGCCCTTAAGTGGTGCTTTCTTCTGTGTCATCAGGCCAAGGCTCCCACCTTAAACCCCCGTCCCCTTTATAGGGCTTTGTATGGTCAAACAACCCAGAGAAAATTTCTTCAGGTATGCCGTCCAGAAACGCTAGACAACCCCCCAAACCCATATAGTGCTTACAGGTCATGCACTGATAAGACAGCGGCATCATACACCTCCTTGTGACAATAGAACTTCCCAATACGCCCGCAATATAGAGTCTGGCACTATGTATGCCTGTTTGGTGGCTACGGCTGCCGTAACCTCAGCAAATAGCTCAGTATCCTTGCTCGCGGCATACTCAGAGACTGTAGCCTTTTCTTTCAAGGTAACCTTATTACGTATAAGGGCCTCTGTAAACCTGTAATCACCGCCATGATTTCTAACGCCAAAACGCCAGTCTAACCAATGCCCCATTTCATGGGCTGTCGTGGTACGTAAGGGGTCATCCCCATCCCCCAGTACACTCCAGCGTGTTGCGTACCTTTTACTCTCCAGTCTAGATTCCCACAGTCTCTTGGTGGCACCGCTTCTGGCCGTTTTAAGATAGTTCTCAATATTTTCTATGTGCCGTGGGTGTAGGTCTGCGTACCGGGCAGCCTTAGAACTAAAAATGCTGTGGTAATCACCGCTAAATTCATGGGCATTTATGGTAATGGAGTTGGTGCTAGGCCTGTAGTAGGCTTCGGGGGCGCTTTTACCCCTAAGCTTTTTAAAGTCTATAGAACTTAATTTCGTAACAGGATTGCCCGATGACCCTACTTTGCCTAGGTAAGGCTTAGCTACATCCTCTATACCCTGCAATATGGCGTTAGCACGCTCCAAACCTAAATTCTTGGGCAGGTTAACCTCGGTCACAAACACCCGCATACGGGTAAAGGCCTCCTCAACTGTCCGGGCGGGAACAAAGGCCGCGTTATCAACTAGGCTAGTGGCTGCCGGGGGCTGTACAGGCTCAACCACCACGGGGCGCACAACAGTGTCAAGCGCAGGCTGCTTGGGTGGGGTGATACGGGTGGGGGTGTAAGGTCGTCCTGCTCCTGTAGCCTTGCCAATAGTGACCAGTATGGTGCGGCAGTGGGGATGGAAGGGGGGCACCATTATGCCCTGAGCCTGCAACTCATCGCTGTTGGTGTTCTCTAGGTGGCTAAGGCCTGCCTTTGACCCATCAACAAAGGGGGCCTTTGCTTTAAGGTCCTCTGGGGCCCGGGTCTTTAGCACATCTAGGGTGTGGTCGAAGGACCGGGTTACGCTAAACGTCTTGCCGTGCAAGCGGCGGCATATCTGGCTGGTGCGTTCATCTAGGGTCGCCTCTAGCTGGTAACGATCAATCCCAGACGCCCGCGCCTGTGACAGGAAGCCAAAAGATACCAACCGGCTGGTGGTTAGGTTAGAGGATATGTCAGCAAACACCCGGCCACCTCCCAGTACCGCCGCGTTCAGCTTAGCCGCCAGCGCTGCATCAGCGATCTTCTGTACAGGGGCCATAGCTTCTTCACGCTGGTCCTGTATCTCTTGGTCAATTATGCCAAGCACCACCCGCTTTATGTAGTCTATGGCCCTGTCGGTTATTATCTTCTCAAAGACCTCCTTGGCCGGTTCCAGTACGTCCTCTGGGAGGGGCTCCCCCTTGTTCCACAGTATCTGCTTGGGGGGCACCACAGAACGGGCCCCCACAATAAGGGCCTCAGTTAGCAGGAAGTCTATCTTACCGCTGGCACGGCGCACAGCGCTGCTAAAGTCTAGGTCATTCAGGGCATCTATAGCAGCCCCTTCATCACCACGCCTGAGCGCGGCCAATATGCGGCGCTGCACCCCCCCGGCCTGCTTACCTATTGCCCCTATGACAGCGCCTGATAGGCTGTCCTCTACCGCTATAAAGTTAGCTAGGGTGTCAGGCATCGTAGGCGCGGGGGGTGGTGGCTAAGGCCTGTAGCGTAGCCATGGCAACCTCCGCAGCGCCTTGTGGGTCGTACACATTATGCCCGTGTATGCCTATCGCTAACGCGCCTTTGAAAACCTGCCGCTCCCCGGGGCTTAAAGCACTTACCTTTTGCATAAGAAGCTCAAACCCTATGCCCCGGTCGTTGTTAATGATGCACTCACACACCTCCTCGGCCAAGGCTTGGGTAGCCTCATACGCCCCCTTCTGCACGGCGTTAGATGCTATGGTTTGGGCCTCTGCCTGATCCTCTGCTTCCGGGTCATTGTCGCTGTCATCACTGTCAGCAGCAGGAGCGGGGGCACCAAACCCCGGAATCCCTACTCCCGCTGGTGCGGGTGCTTCTTCCTCGTTCACCTCAAGGTCTAGGTTAACCACCTCGTTGACCTCATGTACCAGTGATTCCTTACTGGCTTTATCCCCCATCAGCTCGATGCCCCTAAGCTGGTTATCAACGTCCTTGACTGTAAGGGGCTTAGACGTAAACTCAAGATTGGCTGAATTAAGGATACTAGGCATAACCACCAAGTTAATGGTCTCGTCAAACTCCAACCGCTCGGGCTGAAACACTTGAGCTTCCGCTACCATGTAACTGGTGTAGGCCGTGGCCCTGTTGTAATCCACCGCTTGGCCCACAAACAGGGGGGGCAATCGGAAGGCCCTGCGAACCCGCTGCTCTGAGCGGGCGTCATAGGTCTCAAACATGGCATCCTGTTGGCGCTCGGCACCAAACCGCTCAACCGTCAGGCGCACATTACCCGCCGCGTTAATGTCCCCGCCCACGGAATGGGCCTCTAAAACGGCGGCCCTGTTCTTGGACCCTGAATTTAGAAGCTCGTCCTTTAGGGCCTTCACGGCATCGGTGGCCAGTGTACCGCCTTGGACAAGGATAAGAATGGGGGGAACACCGCCTCCCTCAAAGAACCCTAGATTATGCTCTTCAGCTTTACGTGACCCCAGCACGGAGGGCAACTGACTAATCCAACGCGGCACCCCGTAAGGGGTTATTGAATCCTTAATAGCTGTGAAGTGCAGCAGTTCCCCGGCACGAATATCCAAGGGCAGGCGCTGGCCCTTGGTGACCCACTGGCCGCTATCCTTGTTCAGGTCTAAATTGGACCCAAACTGCTTAAAGAATACAAACTTGCTCTGCCCCATGTCCTGCACAAATCGGCGCTCGCGCAGCCAGACCTTAAGCTTCTCGGCCTTGCCGTTGCGAACAATGATGCGCTCCACCATCTTGGGGGCATCAAGCGTCACTAGGCGTATAGTCTTGGATTCCACATGGCGCAGAAAGACCAGTTCACCGCGCATGTTGCGGATACCCTCAAGATACCCGTTACCCGTGATCTCAATGTCCCGGCGCAGCTTCTTGCGCATAGTGGTGAAGGATTCCCCGGGGTAGGGCTCATCAAAGAAAGAGGTTACT